GATGGACCGAAAAGGTGCGTGTGTGGTGCGATGGCGCAGTTTCCAGCGACACGGGATTACCACAGTGTGATGAAGTATTATATGGATGAACATCAGCTTATTGGAGCACCTAAATTTGATTGGAAATCACATGTGTCTTTGGTGCGATCGAGTGTGAATGGAGCGTTGCTATATGGGGTGAAGAAAGATGTCATACGTCATGATCTCGTGAATATACTGGCCGACTTGGTCAAAGTTCGAGAAATGGAACCCCAGTCTAAAGTGGTGGCGAGTATGTTTGGTTTAAATCGTGCTGAAAGTGCTTTGGGTGCTGTTGAAGACGCAGTGCCGGATGTGCGTGCGGCTTTTGTCGCGATGGGCGCTGCGGCCACGCGTATTGGCTCAGCGACAGAACGTACAGCTTCGCAGGTTGACGCTTTTTCAGCCAAGATGGATGGCCTAGGTAATTGGCTTTCTGATTTTGCGAATGGTGGTTATACGGAGATCTTGTCAGAGTTGTTGAGTTTTACGGCGGATGCGATGTCAGGTGCGTATGCTCATGGTACGAGTGGAGCATTCGTGCGTGTTTTGTTGCGTACTTTCAACGTGTTTAAAGTGTCTGCAGTTGTAGCGCAGGGTTTTTTGGCGTTGTTTAAGAGTGGTGTAGAGTATGTGGGGCAGTTTTTGTCGAATGAACCAAATCAAGGTGATTCTGTCCGTAACATAGGTACTGCGCAAGCCGGAATACAAGCACGGAGTTTGCCTACGCTAGTTACTGCATTGGTGGGTACGTTGATGACTGGTTCGTTGCCCAGTAAGGATGGGATGAAGTACGTTGGTGATATGCTTCGAACGTTCAATTATGCTATTCCTGCAGCCGGTCATTTGGGTGATCTCGTGGATTATTTTGTCGAGATGTTGCCCAATGCGGTCCGTAATTGGATGTGTTACCTTTGTCCTAGTGAAAGGCTTTTTGTGGAGCTTGGTGTTAACAGTGTGTGTAAGCAGTGGCTGAAGGATGTTGATGAAGCAACCATGGAGCCCGAGTTGTTGTTGAGTGATGTCGAGGTGCAGAATAAAGTGTTGGCCCTTGACGTGCGCGGGCGTAAACTGATAGTTGACATGGCCACGACCGTTGCTAAGGAGTTTCCTGATTCTAAGTTGTTTCATCTTTTGAACCGGTATCTTGTGCGTTTGGAGAAAGCTAAGAAGCTCGTTTTGGCGGTGCGTGGTGCGAGTGGTCAGCGTGTTACTCCGTATTGTGTGTATCTGTATGGATCGCCTGGTGTGGGCAAGTCGTCTTTTGCTCGGTTTTTGGTTAATGCGGTGTGTCCTACAGGTCTTGCTAGTGACATGAAGGTTTATGCTCGGAATTCTACAGCGAAGTTCTGGGATGGTTACAAACGCCAATTTGCCGTGTTGTGTGACGATTTTCATCAGTCGATTTTGGCTACGGATGTGGAAGAGATGATCCAAGTGTTATCGAA